AAACGGGAGCGGACACTACAGAACTAAAAGCCCAAAGTAATTTAGACAACGAAGTAGCTACGGCACTAATTGAACTTGGCGAAGACCCTAACCCCGAATGGTTATTAGTAGACGAATACGAATTAGACTACGACACCGACGAAACCGAAAACGAACTATTCAAAGAGCGCAAAAAAACACTATTTGAGAAAGCGAAAAAGATAGTTTCCACGGGCGTAGCGTTTCCTAACTCAAAGAGTAAACAAGACGATGTTATAGACGGTATTAAATTTATTACACGTTACGTTTACGATGGAGTTTTGTCTAAAAATAGCCGTGAATTTTGCAGAAAAATGATTGGTGCAAATAAGATTTACCGAAAGGAAGACATAGAAAGAATGTCCAAACAAGTAGTTAATGAAGGGTGGGGGGCGCGAGGCGCTAACACTTATTCAATATGGTTCTACAAAGGTGGTGGAAATTGTCGCCATAAATGGAAGAAACGCATATATGCAAGTTTTGATAGTCGTTTTGGAATCGACGTTAATAGCCCTAACGCTAAACAAGTCGTAGAAGAAAAAGCAAAGAAATTAGGCTACGTTATTAAGAACGACAAGAAGGTAGCACAACGCCCCGTGGATATGCCGTATAATGGCTTTTTACCAACCAATAAAAGATTTAAATAATGGCTGAAGCATTATTAATAACCCGCGACGATTTAGTACGATTTACCGCAGTTAACGGGAATATGGATACGGATACCTTTATACAATGGATTAAGGTAGCGCAGGACATACATATACAAAATTATACGGGTACGGACTTATTAGATAAGATTAAAACCGACATAATAAACAACACGTTAATAAACCCTTATTTAACCCTTGTCGAAACGTATTTAAAGCCTATGTTAATCCATTGGGCAATGGTTGAATTCTTACCCTTCCAAGCCTATACAATAGCTAACAAGGGAATATTTAAACATAGTTCTGAAAACGCCACTAACGTAGATAAAAACGAAGTAGACTTTTTAATAGAAAAGCAACGGCAGTTAGCAGTTTATTACACCGAAAGATTCATAGATTATATGTCTTTTAACAATGCGTTGTTTCCCGAATACACCACTAATAGTAACGGAGATGTTTACCCTTCGTCTGATTCAACAACTTATACGGGTTGGTTTTTATGAAAAAGATTTATACCCCTAAAAAACAAAACATTATTAAGCTAACGAAGTTATTAATTAAACTGAATAAAAAATGAACTATTGGGGACAAGGCGCAGTTAATATGATAGGTTGGGGACAAGCTGCAAAAAACGTAATCGGTTGGGGTTCTATTTGTGCCGATAGTTGGTCACCCAATACAAATTTAGTCGGGTGAAAAAATTAGACCACCTTCAAGGATTAGGACTTATATATTATATATGCGGTTACGCGGGTTTCCTGTTTGCCGTATTCGATGACATACCAATTTACCAAAAACTTTTTAGCGCTACCTTTTGCGCGTTTATCACTTATCAATTAATCGCCTATTGGAATTACACAGATGAAAACTAAACTATCACTTTTCTTACTTTCGCTATTGTCTATTTTAGCACCCGTTAAGCCTATGGTTTTAATCGCCGTTGGGTTTATAATATTAGATATGTTTTTCGGGGTTTGGCGAAGCGTAAGTTTATATGGTTGGAAGTCTTTTAGGTCAAGGCGTTTAAGCAATACCGCTTCTAAATCTTTTCTTTACGCAGGGGCTATTGTGTCCGTTTACTTCTTGGAAAAATATTTATTAGCTGATTTGTTAGGATTATTCGTAAGCGTTCACTTGGTGTTAACCAAGGCGTTTACCTTCTTTTGTACTTTTATTGAAATCAAATCTATAAACGAATCCTACGAAGACGTTACGGGGAAGAACGTACTTAAATCATTTAAGGAGTTTTTGACGCGAACCAAGAACGATTTAACGGAGTTTAAAAACTAAATATGTACACAAATATGTACACACGCGAACAAATAGAAAAAGCCGTTAAAGATAAGGGCTATAAATGGTTTGAAGATACGGCTAACAAAGGTTACGACGTTAATATAGTAGGGGTTAGAAATAACGCCCCCTCGATAGCCGATAAGGTAACAAACGTGTTTGACGATTTTATAACTATTTCTTATAAAGATTCTTTAGGTAATTGGCAGTTTTTCTGTTGGAACGCCACTACCGACGCGGGAAAAAAAGGTGTCGAGAAATTCGGAAACCCTAAAGGAGTTGCGCGGTTAGTAGCGGGTCAATATAGGGGGGTTTGGGCAATCGACAAGCATCGAGGAAAATACGACGCGTTATGCCAACGATTAGGTAATGTTACGGTTTGGAGAGATGCCAACCGAGACTTAAAGTTTGACGAAATCAAAACCGACACGGGTATGTTCGGAATCAATATACACAAGGCGGGTACGGATTCTACTTGGGTGGAAAATTGGTCTGAAGGTTGCCAAGTATTTAAACGGGCAAAAGACTTCGAAACCTTTATGTTTATCTGTAAGAAAGCTGCGAAGATTCACGGAAATAAATTCTCCTACACTTTGCTCGAAATATGAAGTTTTTTCTTATAGCCTTTTTAGTTGTTTTAACGGCGTTTTCGTGTTCAAGTGAACGCCAAGCACAATACCACTACCGAAAGGCTCTTAAACACGGGCTAAAGGTGGTTAATGAGCGCGATACAATACGAATAAGTACAATAGATTCTTTCCCTGTTATAATTAACGACACTATTGTATGGGAAAAGTTTATTGCGTATCGCGATACGGTAATAAAATTTCAAAATGTATACGTTCCAAAAACCAAATGGCAAACTAAAATAGAATACCGAGAACGAATTAAGACGTTAAAAATTAAAGGGGACACCCAAGTTAAGATAGTTAAACACGAATCCAAAGCCAAGGTTAAGACCCAACAAATAGTCAAGTATAGAACTTCGTGGTGGTTGGTATTGATAGCTTTTATTTTAGGGTTCTTTTTAAGGTTTATTCTTAATTCTTCGTTATTTAATAGGATTAGTTTACTTTTACGTTATCGAAATCAATTATAAATGAAAGTAATTAAACACGGACGAAATGTCCACGAACTAAAGTTAGAAGGTAAATTAGTTCACGTAGCTATGTTATCTGACATACATTGGGACAACCCACACTGCGACCGCGACCTATTAAAAAAGCATTTAGATTTCTGCAAAGAAAATGACATTCCCGTAATTATTAACGGAGACTTCTTTTGTTTGATGCAAGGAAGAGGAGACAACCGAAGGAATAAAAGCGACATACGACCCGAACATAACAACGCGAGGTATTTAGATTCGATTGTAGAAACTGCCGTAGAATGGTTTACTCCTTACGCTGATATTATCAAAGTTATCGGTTACGGAAACCACGAGACCGGAGTAATTAAATTTCAAGAAACAGACCTATTAAGAAGATTCGTAGACCTACTTAACTACAAGTGTCAAACCGAAATACATACGGGCGGGTACGGGGGTTGGATAATTGTTAAACAAAACTTCCATAGTAATTCAACAATTAGTACGAAAATAAAGTATTTTCACGGAAGTGGTGGCGGTGGAATAGTCACAAAAGGAGCGTTAAACCTTACAAGGGCTTTAGAAATGTACGAAGATATGGACGTATTTTCAATGGGACATATACACGAAAATAGTGGACGAAACGACCAACGGGAAGAACTGCATTTTCATTCGAAGCAAGGTTACTCAGTTAAACAGAAACCTATTCACCTTATGCTAACGGGAACTTATAAAGAAGAATATAACGACGGGTACATAGGTTGGCACGTTGAAAGAGGCGCACCCCCGAAGCCTTTAGGCGGTAGGATATTGAAAATAGAAACAAAAGAAGTTAATAACTCGTACGTTAAAAACATAGATTCTTTCAAATTTCCGTTGTAATTTAGCGCATAGCGTTTTAATTAGGGGGCAAAAGCCCCTTTTTTTATGTCTTGAAAACGCTTATAAATCAAAGGTTTATAAAATAATTTGTTAAAAAATCAAAAAAAAATGTTAAAAAGTTTGGTGGATTGAAACTTACTATTTATATTTGCGTATAGTTATTCACTAAACAATTAAAAAAAAACGCTATGAAAACAGAAATTAAACAAATCAAAAATGAAAACGGAACATTTCAATATGTTAGAAATGGAAAAATTATTGTAAACAATAGTAAAAAAGATTACTCATTTTATTTAGATGAAATTGGTTCATTTTCAAATTCTATAAAATCCATTACATTGACACAAAATTATTGGATTAAATACGGAAATAATGACGTAAATAAAAACAATTTAAACATAATTGAAATAATAAAATAACAAAACGGGGGGTGCGCATCCGTAACGCACATTTAATTAAACGCTATGAAAACTTTTAAAATTGAATTTTTAGACAAAGACGGTAACGAACTTTGGACTTCATTAACAGAGCAGTACGATTTGCAAGACTGCCAAATTTACGCAGAACTATTGTTTGCCAACTCGAATGTAAATGATTTATCTAACTATTTAATAACTGAATTATGAAAGACCCTTACGTTAACTCGATAGTTAGTTTTTTAGCCTTGGTTGCTATGTACATTTTATCTTATAACCTTTTATTCTTAATCATATGTTAATTACCTTAAATAAACAAAAAGAAACGGTTGAATTCGAATACTTCGACCGCTACGGGACTTGTAACTACCAAATCAAAGTGGATAAACACGGAGCCTACGAAATCGAATTAAGTAACATTTACTGCGAATTATGCCATTCGGATTACTGCGAACCCTACGAAATGAAGGAAGCCGAAATAGAAGGCTTATATTATTGGGTGTGGGAAGAATTAGCCGCTGAAGGTGTTTTTGATTGGTGGCAACAAATCGAAGACGATTGGCATAACTACGGATTAGAAAACGAAAAATACTAACGATGAAAGATAGTTTAATAGAACAGATTAAATGGTGGGTTCAAGACAAAGATTGGACACACCGAAACGGACACTTTAACTTTAACCATTATTGCAACGTAATACAAGCGAAATATGAAGACTTATATAATAACACACTATTACCAACAGAACCCGAAAGCAAGGAGAAAGAAAACGATTTCGATTGTTGAAGCCTACGACACAAGACACGCTAAATTAGTGTTGGACATTTGGGAAAAATTAATAATAAATATAAAACAGATATGACACCAAAAGAAAAAGCAAAAGAACTATTTAAACGTTATATTGAATTTACCCAAGAATGGGACGAATTAGACGGGTACATAGTAAATAAATATAACGCCAAACAATGCGCGTTAATTGCTATCGAATTATCTAAAGAATTTATAACGGGAGATTTAGACGAATCATTTGACAAATTTTTATACCTACAAGAAGTCGAACAAGAAATAAAAAAATTATGACACTTTACGAAAAGGCGAAAGACCTAATTAGCCAACTTGAACTACAAAAAAAATGCAGAAAAAGACGATTTGTTAACCAACGAAGCTACCTTGTCTATTTTCTACGAAGACACGGTGCAAGTTATCCCTACATAGCAGAACTTCTAAAACAGAACCACGCTACTTGTATTCACGCATACAATAACGCAAGGTATTGGGAAAAGAAAAGCGACAAGTTCTATATGTTAGACACGGAGTTTTTAAGGAACGAACTAAACAACTTCGAAATAAGTAGAAGCCTAAGCGACTTGTTTATAGATGTTTTAAACTGCGGAAGTATAAAGGAACTCGAAGCAATCCAAGAACGTATAAAAAGAAACGAATATAAAAACGAAAATGAACAAATATTAAATTAATTAGTTATATTTGCAAATGGTTCGTCTCTCACATTATAGAACCTTAAAGAAGTTACTAACCCTTGTAATGAAGTAGAAGTGAGAGCCTACGGAGTTGCGAGGGTTTTTTATTGATTAAAATTTACATATGAGCGGTTGGATTAAGATACACAGAAAGTTTTTAGATTGGCAATGGTTCGAGAAAAGCGAAGCGGTACACTTGTTTATATACCTATTATTAAAGGCTAACCATAAGGATTCACAATGGCAAGGAATAGACATAAAACGGGGTCAATTTATTTCGTCTTTAGGTAAGATTTCAGCGGAAACGGGCATAAGTATTCAGACGATTAGAACGTTATTAAATAAGTTTGAAAAGACAAACGAAATAATAGTTAAATCAACAAACAGAAATAGCCTTATAACTATCTGTAAATATGAATGTTACCAAGACGAAAACGAACCAACTAACAAACCACTAACAAACAAACAACAAACGACTAACAAACAACTAACAACAAACAAGAATAATAAGAAAGAAAAGAATGAAAAAGAACTATTATTAGACAAGTGGGTAGCATATCGAAAACAGATTAAAAAACCAATTCAAGAAGCTACGCAGGAAACAATTTTAAATAAGATGCAAAACTTTACTGAAGAACAATGTAATTTTGTTATTTCTAATTCTATCGAAAATGGTTGGCAAGGTTTATTTTGGGACAAGCTACCAAAAGAAGAAGAATTATCCGACGATATGAAGACGTATAACTACGTTCAAAAAATGCTTAATTATGTAGACACTAAAGACTATCGAAATGCTGACTAAACAAGGAGACACAATTAAATACCTACTTGACTACAAAGAAGGGAAGATTAAAGAAGGATTGGGCATAGGTTGCGGGTTAGATGAACACCTACGATTTAAACGCAAACAACTAAACATTATTTTAGGACACGATAATGTCGGAAAAACATATTGGATTAATTGGTACTTCCTTGTATTGGCACTAAAACACGGATTAAAGTTCTGTTTATGGAGC